CCGAGATGGCCTACGCGATGCGCGAGGCGAACCTGTCGCGCACGTACGTGATCAAGTCGATCGGGGCGGATGCGCAGCTCACGGGCGACGCCCTGGCCGCGATGGTTCCACGTGAATCCCGAGCGCTCAAGGTCTACTACCTGTCGAGCATAACCGCGGCGATGGCGGCCCGGGAGTACCTGCGCTGCAGCGAACGCACCTATCGCACGCTCGTGTCCGGCGCGCACTCCAGCTTCTGGAACCTGTACTGCACCCGCAAGGATCACGCCGCCTCGACCAGCGAGCAGCTGCGCGCCCTGGCTGAAAGCTGCCGGCCATGACGCCCATCGATAACATCACAAACGCGGCTGCGGCTTGGTGTCTAATCGCAGGCAAGCTGGCAGTAGCTGCCGGCGAAGCAAGTGGCCCGCAAAAACAATCGCGGGTCCTTCCCGACGAACCTGATGCGGGTGCGAAACGACCGCGAAATCGCGCTAGTGGGTGGTGGACGCGGGAGTTGACGCTCCCGTGTACATTGGCCGGCTAGGTTGACGATGCGGACGTTGCTGACCTTCCGCAAGTACGCCGTGCACCGCGGCGTGAGCGTCCAGGCAGTCTCGAAGGCGGTCGCCGCGGGCCGGATCACGACCGTTTCCGACGTCAAGGGCCGCCGCCGGATCGATCCGGAGGTCGCGGACATCCAGTGGTCACGCAACACGGACCCCGTCCAGGCGCAACGAGCGGCCGGCCAGCGCGTTCAGGCTCCGCCGACGATGGATCACTCGCCCGCGGACCCGCGAGCGGCCCAAAGCGTCAGGGATCGCGTGGAAACGGCACGCGCGGAGCTATTAGAGCTCGAGCTGCAGGAAAAGCGCGGGATTCTCGTCAAGGTGGAAGACGTGAAGCGCAGGGCGTTCGAGCTGGCCAGGGCCATGCGTGACGCGCTCCAGGCCTTGCCGCCCCGGGTCGCCGCGCAGGTTGCCGCGGAATCCGATGCGGCGCGCTGCCACGACATCCTGGCGGCGGAAGTCGGCAAAGTCTGCGCGGAAGTCGGCAAAGTCTGCGAGGAAAACGCCTCGGCAGACGGCAGCACCCGGCACTGATGTTCAAGGACGGCGGCCAGGTCTACGCCGACGCCTGGTCGGCTGGCTGGATGCCGGCGCCGGCTGTGCTGGTGTCGGAGTGGGCCGAGGACAACATGGTCCTATCGGGCAAGGCGGCCTCCGAGCCGGGGCCGTATCGCATCGACCGCGCCCCGTACTGCCGGGAGCCGATGGACTGCATGGCCGTCGGCTCACCGGTCGAGGAAATCGTGCTGATCTGGGGCGCCCAGACGGCGAAGTCGACGGTCGCGAACGCGTGCGTGGGGTACTGGGCGGACATCGAGCCGGCCCCGATGATGTTCGTGCAGCCGACGCTGAACCTGGCGAAGCGCTACAGCCGCCAGCGGATCGCGCCGATGATCGAGTCGACGCCGCAGCTCAAGGGCAAGTTCGCCTCGAATCGCTCACGCGACGAGTCGAACACGACGCTGATGAAGGACTTCGAGGGCGGAGTCCTGGTACTGGCCGGCGCGAACAGTGCCGCCGACCTGCGCAGCATGCCGGTGCGCTACCTGGTGCTCGACGAGGTCGACGCCTACCCGCAGGACGTCGACGGGGAAGGCGACCCGTGCGACCTGGCGGAGGCCCGGCAGTCGACGTTCGCCAGGAAGAAGCGGGTGAAGACCTCGACGCCAGGCGACGAGATCGTCAGCCGGATCGAGCCGTACTACGAGGCCTCGAGCCGCGCGCAGTACCAGGTGCCGTGCCCGCACTGCCACGAGCTGCAGGTGCTGCGCTGGTCGGGGATCACGTGGCGGGACGCCGATCCGGCCACCGCGTACTACGTGTGCGAGCACTGCGGCGCGGAGATCGAGGAGCACCACAAGTCGACCATGCTCCCCGAACTGGGCCGGGGAGGGATGGCGCGCTGGGTGCACGCCGATCCCGAGGCCCGGGGCGGGCGGGTGAAGGGCTACCACCTGTCGACGCTGTACTCGCCGCTCGGGTGGGTAAGCTGGGCGCAGTTGGTAGGCGAGTTCCTCGAGGCGAAGAACGCCGCCGACCAGGGCGACGTGTCCAAGCTGAAGACGTTCGTGAACGTGCGCCTGGCGGAAACCTGGAAGGAATCCGGCGAGCAAGCCGACGCGCACGAGCTGGCGAAGCGGGCCGAGCCCTACGGGCTGGGAACGGTGCCTGAAGGCGCGCTGATCCTCACAGCCGGGGCCGACGTCCAAGGCAACCGGATCGAGTGGAAAGTGAAGGGCTGGGGCCGGGACGAGGAATCCTGGCTGGTGGATCACCTGGTGATCTGGGGCGATCCCGCGGACCTGCTGTCCGGCAAGGACGAGCGCCTCGAGGAAGCGGAGCGCCGCACCTACCGCAATGTGCACGGCAAGGAGCTGCGGATCGCGGCCGTGGCCATCGACTCCGGCGGCCACCACACGCACGACGTCTACATGCACTGCCGCAACCGGCGCGCGCGGCACGTGTTTGCGGTCAAGGGGCAGAGCCAGCCCGGAAAGCCGGTGCTGGGAAAACCCAGCGACGTCGAGGTGAATTACCGCGGGGCGCGCATGAAGCGCGGCGCCCAGGTGTGGCCGGTCGGCAGCGACACGGCGAAGGAGTTGATCTACGGGCGGCTGCGGGTGCCGGCGCCGGGCCCCGGTTACATGCACTTCCCGGTGGATGTCGGCGACGACTACTACCAGCAGCTGACGGCCGAAAAGCTGGTCACGAAGTATTTCAAAGGCAGGCCCCGGCGCGAGTGGGTGCTGCCGAAGGGGCGGCGCAACGAGGCGCTGGACCTCGAGGTGTACGCGCTGGCCGCCGCGCACTACGCGGGCGTGACGCGCATGCGGGACCACCAGTGGGCGGCGCTCGAGCGCGCGCACGGCCCCGACCTTTTCTCTCCGGCCAGCGCGCCTCTGGACGGAGATCCGGCGGCATCCCAGCCGCCCGCCGGGGCCCCCGTGGCCCCGGCACCTGTGAAGCGCCCGGCGAAGGTTGCCGGGCCATTGTCGAAGCCGAAAGGCTTTGTCGGACGCTGGAGGAAGTGATGCCTGACCTGGCTGGCCAGATTGGCGAATTGAAGATGACCCTTCAGATCAAGCGGGCCGCGACCGGTGAAACGGAGACGGTGGAAGTGATCGGCAAGGTCGTCGAGTACGGTTCCGAACCCCACGACGTCACGGAGGACAACGATGGCAGTCACCCATAGCACCACGGCCCGCGATGCGGCCACCAACGCGGTCGTCGATCTTCTCGATGCCGCTTCCTCAAAGCTGGTGTTTCGCGTCGGCGGAACCTTGGGCACGCCCGGAGCGGCTGCCGCGACGCTGACGCTCGCCACGCCCGCGTTTGGCGCGAGCTCGAGCGGCACCGCGACGGCTGGCACTATCACCAGCGACACCAACGCGACGGGCAACGGCTCGGCGGTGAGCAAGGCCTCGCTCGAAACTTCCGGCGGGACGATCCACATCTACTGCGACGTGGCCGCCTCCGCCTCCGACATCAACCTGTCGAACGGGCTGACGATCGCCAGCGGAGACACGGTTTCCTGCTCGAGCCTGACGTACACCGCGCTGTCGGCGTAAGTGTCGCGCCACTGCGGATGGGCTGCTGATGTAGCCACCGTGGAGTAACTTCTCATGACCTTCCCGACGATTCCGACCGTTGCGGGGGGGCGCGTCCTTTTCACCAACCAGGCCGACACAACGGCCACGCGTACATTCCCGGCCTTTTCCGGGCTGACGTACGCCAATGGCGATCTGCTCCTCGCCATCGTCACGACGTACCAGTCAACGACGAACCCGCAGTTTAGTAGCTGGAGCAACGGCTTCACCGAGTTGTCGGCAGGAGGCGATCAAGGCTCATCGACCACGATGGGCATCGGCATCGCCTACAAGATTGCCAACGGGACGGAGTCTGGAAGCCTGACGGTCACGCAGGCGGCGACCATCACCGGTCACGCCTCGATGTGTCTGATGTCTATTCCTCTGGCGCACCAGTCCACCGCGCCGGAAGCTGGGACGATAGCCAACGGCACCTCGGCCGCGGCCAACCCCGGCTCGTTCGACCCGGCAAACTGGGGCACCGAGGACACGCTCTGGATTTCGGTCGTCGTGTCGGGGATGACCTCCGGAACGGGTTCCTGGACGGCCACCGGCACGACGGCCCCGAGCGACTACGGCAGCCGGGCTGACAGCAACACAACCGACAACAGCACGACGGGGCAGACCGAGATCGCGGTCGCGTTCCGGCAACTGAACGCCGCCAGCGAAGATGTCGGGACGGCGGGCGTCGACACGTCGAACGCACGGAACTCCGCGCTCGTCATCGCGGTGCGCCCGGCCCCGACAAATCACCAAGCCACCGGCGCGATTTCTGCCGGAAGTGGGGCGGTATCGGGAACCGCATCGAGCGCCACCACGAGAAGCGCTACCGGGGCCATCTCCGGTGGCAGTGGTTCGGTAGCAGGAACTGCGGAAAAATCCGGCGGGGCGGTCACTCACGAGGCCACGGGCGCCATTGCCGGCGGCGGCCCGGACGTCGATGGCGTGGCCAGCCGGTTCAGGACCTTCGCGTCGACGGGGGTGCTGTCCGGGCAAGGCGCTGACGTCGATGGCACGGCGGCGCGGACGCGTGTCCATGCGTCCACGGGCGCGCTGCAGGCTGCTGGAGCGGTGCTTTCCGGGTCGGCAAGCTCTGCCACTACCCGCGGCGCGACGGGCGCCCTGACGGGCCCTGGGGCGGCCGTGGCTGGTGCTGCGGAGCGTGCCGGCGGTGCTACAACGCACGACGCCTCCGGAGCTCTTGCTGGTCCAGGTGCGACTGTTTCAGGGTCGGCTTCAAGCGCGACATCGCGGCCATCAGCGGGCGTTATTGCTGGCGGGGCGGCGGCGGTCAACGGTTCTGCGTCAAGAACGCGGCCGCACGACACGTCGGGGGTCATTTCCGGGACTGGCGCGTCAGTCAGCGGATCTGCTTGGCGCTCGACAGCCCCTGTCGCGCATTCGTCCAGCGGCGCGGTTCTGGGTGTCGGCGGTGCAGTTTCCGGCACGGCAGCGCGGACGCGTGTCCACGCCGCGTCCGGTGTCCTGGCAGGGATCGGCGGTGGCCTGCAGGGAACGTCGCTGCGCTACAGGACGCACGGCGCTTCCGGCGTCATCGGTGGGGGTTCTGCCGCGGTTGCGGGAACCACGCTGCGCCTGCACATCGGCACGGCATCCGGGGCGATCGCCGGCGGTGGCGCGCAGGTTGCCGGCGTGGCCGACCGGGAAAGTGCGCCGGTTCCAGTGTTCGAGGATGAAGCGAGGGACAGGTACATCGCGTCCGGCGCCGCCAGGCGCGTCGGTATTTCGGCGGGCGTCGTCGAGGATGCGCGGCTGGGTGTTGCGGCGCCGCAGGCCGGCGGGCGAAGACTAGGGGACAGGAACGCATGAAAGACACGCTCATAGTCGGAGATTCTCTGGACTTCCTGACGACGGTCGCGTCCTTCCCGGCGTCGGACGGCTGGACGCTCAAGTACCGGCTGGTGCCGCGCACCTCCGGGACGGCGATCGAGATTACGGCGGCGGCGGAAGGCGAAGACTACCGCGCCCAGGTCGGGCCGGCAATCACCCAGGGCTGGACGGCCGGCGAGTACAGCTGGACAAGCTGGGTGGAGAAAACCGGCGCGCGCTACACGGTCGACGACGGCACGGTCACCCTGGTGCCCAACCCGGCCACGGTGCTCGCCCGCGACGGCCGCACCCATGCCCGCAAGACGCTCGACGCCATCGAGGCAACGATCGAAGGGCGGGCAAGCCTTGACCAGCAGGAGTACCAGATCGGCGGCCGGATGCTGAAGCGCATGCCAATCGGTGACCTGCTCAAGCTGCGCAGCCTGTACCAATCGGAGGTCGCCAAGGAAGACGCGTCCGCCAAGCTCGCCGCCGGGATCGGCGTCGGCAGGAAAATCCAGGTGAGGCTCTAAATGGGTGCCACGATCTTCCGATTCGAGGAGAAGGGCAGCCGCATCCTGCGGGAGTGGAACGAGGCCCGGCGCATGGAACGGCGCCTGCAGGGCCGCGCCTCCCAGCAGCTGCGCACCGCGGGCTTTGCCGGCGCCGCGGTGGACCGCCTGACCGCCAGCATGGCGCAGTTCTCCGGGGCCGTGAACGCGGACCTGGACGCCGGCCTGGTGATCCTGCGCTCGCGGGCGCGGGATCTGGCCGCCAACACCGAGCACGGGCGCCGCTTCCTTTCCCTGGTCGCTGCCAACGTGGTCGGCACGGGCCCCAAGCTGCAGGTCCGGGCGCGGAACCTGAACGGCAGCCTCGACAAGGCCGGCAACGACGCCATCGAGGTGCACTGGACTCGCTGGGGGCGGTCGGCGGACATCGGCGGCCGGATGGGGTTCGCGCACTTCCTGCGCGTGCTCACCAAGAGCGTGGCGCGGGACGGCGAGGCGCTGGTGCGGGTGATCCGCAACCGGAAGCTGCCCTACGGCATCGCGCTGCAGCTGCTCGAGGCCGACCGGCTGGACGAGGCGGTGAACGGGAAGGCCTCCAACGGCAACCAGATCAGGCAGGGCGTCGAGATCGACTCGACCGGCCGTCCGATCGCCTACTACGTGAAGACGTCGCACCCGGGCGAGAACTGGCAGTCCCGGCCGGCGGATGCCGAGCGCGTGTCGGCGAACGACATCTACCACGTGTTCGTCCAAGAGCGCGCCGAGCAGGTGCGCGGCTACACCTGGTTCCACGCAGTCCTCAAGCGCGTGGCCATGCTGCACGCCTTCGAGGAGGCGGCCGTCGTCGCCGCCCGCGTCGGCGCGTCAAAGATGGGCGTGTTCACCCGCAAGGAAGAGGCCGCCTCGACGCTCGAGAGTGTGGCGGACGCGCGGACGTCGGACGGCACGCTGCAGATGAACGCGGAGCCCGGCGAGTTCGTCGAGCTGCCGGCCGGGTACGAGCTCTCGAGCTGGGACCCGGAGTACCCGCACGCCAACTTCGAGTCGTTCGTGAAGGCCTGCATGCGGGGTGTGGCGGCCGGCCTGGACGTCGCCACGCACAACCTCTCCGGCGACATGACTGAAGTCAACTACAGCTCGGCGCGGATCGCGGAGCTCTCGGAGCGAGACCTCTGGACGGGCCTGCAGGACTGGTTGTCGGATCATTTCCTGGTGCCGCTCTACCAGGACTGGCTCGAAAGCGCGCTGCTTCTCGGGCAGGTCACGATGGAGAAGTCTGGAAAGGCACTGCCTTCCGAGCGCATGCAGAAGTTTATGGACGTCAGCCGCTTCCAGGCGCGCAGGTGGCAGTGGGTCGACCCGCTCAAGGAAGTGGAGGCCAACATCAAGGCCATCGAGGCCGGGCTGGTGTCGCGCACGGAGGTCGTGGCGGGCCAGGGCCGCGAGTACGAGGACGTCATCGACGAAATTGCCCAGGAGGCGGCCTACGCGAAGTTGATGGGAGTGGAGCTGACGGCCCACGACGAGCCATCTGGCGAAGTTAATGGTGGCTCAAATACCGGCGCCGATATTCCCAATGACGACAAAAAAACAGACGCAAAAGACAGAATTGCCAAGCAAAAAGAGCCCATATTTGAGCCGCATTTCGAGGTGGTAATGCCGGCGGACGAGAGGGTTTCTAAAATCATTGAACAGCTTGCATGCCAGCAAAACAAAATTTTGCAGGACATCTCTTCGGTCGTCTCTTCGTTGAAGCAGACAGTGGTACCCGCGATGGAGACGGCAATGTCAGGTGGTCGTGCGTATGCGACTGTGGTGCAGAAAAGCACGTCAGAGGAAGCTCACTCACTGACGGAAGCACAACCAGCTGCGGCTGTTACAGGCCAGACCGATCAGCCAACCTTGCCGGAAAGCGGTTTGGAAAGCTCGCCGCCGTCTCAAGAGCAGGAAGAAGAAGAGGTGACGCACTCTGGACCTGCAAGTGCGACTGCGAAAAATCCAAAACAATCATTGCCAGATCGCTCGTGCACGGAAACACCACAAGCTGCGGATGCGTCCAGTGGTCAGCCGGTTGAACAAGCCTCACAAAAGAGTATTACGCAACCAAAGAGAACGTCCGGCGAGGCCTAAAAAGGCCAGCGGCGGTAGTTTCACCCACGCGCAAATAGTTGCGATGTACGGAGCGCTGGGCGGGAAGTGCAACGTGTGCGGCGCTGATGTTGCACTTGGCGCCATGCACCGCGACCACATCGTTCCGCTATCTCGCGGCGGTGGGAACGACATAGGCAACATCCAGTTGCTGTGTCGAAGCTGCAATCTATCCAAAAGTGACTTGTTAATGGATGAGTTCCTGGCAAAGCGCCAGGCCTCAAGGGAGGTCGGCTGTGAAGTTCACGAGAGTAGCCAACATAAACGGCGAGCAAAGGCAGCTCGGCGCCGGGAGCTCTATCGAGCTCGCAATATCCAGCGAGACTCCGGTCGAGCGGATGTTCGGAGTGGAGATTTTGCGCCACTCCAGGGACTCGGTTGACTTGACTCGCCTGAACGACTCAAGGCACCCGCTTCTTCTCAACCACGACCAGGACCGCCAGATCGGCGTCGTCGAGAAGGCCTGGCTTGACTCCGACAAAAAGCTCCGGGGCATGGTGAGGTTTGGCCGCTCGCAGCTTGCGCAGGAAATCAAGCAGGACGTCGATGACGGCATTCGCAGCCTGGTTTCCGTGGGCTACATGATCCAGGAGGTCGAGGAGGAGGCGCGCGCCGCTGACGGAAAGGTGGTTATTCGCAAACTTTCCGGCGAGGAATTCGAGCTTGAGATGCGCAACAAATTCGGGGAGAACTTTTATCGAGCGGGCCCGTCGGTCATGCTCGCAAGGGAGTCCCAGAATGCCCCGCCCACCTACGTGGTGACGCGGTGGCAACCGTTCGAGGTGACCATTTGCCCGGTCCCCGCGGACGCGGCAGTGGGGGTCGGACGCTCGGCTGGTGCTGGAGGCTCCCCCGAAGCAGTGAAGAGTGTTCCCACAAAGTCCATTTCCACAGGAGACAAAGCCATGGACACCCCCACCAAGCCCCTCGAAGGGGCCGAAGCCGAGCGCGCCCGCGTTTCCGCGATCGCAAGCCTCGGCGAGCAGTACGGCAAGTACGTCGACCAGCGCGACGTGTCGGAAGCGATCCGCAACGGTCGCTCGGTCGAGCAGTTCAAGGACGCCATCATCACCAAGATGGAGTCGAAGGCCACCGACGTCAGCCAGCGCGAAGTCGGCTTGACGAAGAAGGAAGTCGAGCGCTACTCGCTCGCCCGCGCGATCCTCGCCAGCGTCACCGGCGACTGGTCCGGCGCCGGCCTGGAGCGCGAGGCTTCCGCGGCTACGGCGCGCCTCTTCGGCCGCAACGCCGAGGGCTTCTACGTGCCGTTCGACTACTGGCAGAAGCGCGACTTCAACATGGGCACCTCGAGCGAGGCGGGCTATCTGCGCGAGACGGTCCTGCGCACCGATCTCTACACCGACGCCCTGCGCAACGCCATGGTGCTCGCCGGCATGGGCCTGCGCATCCTGCCCGGCCTCACCGGCAACGTCGCGATCCCGCGCAAGGCCACGGCCAGCGCGCTCGGGATGCTGACGGAAATCGGCAGCGCCTCGGAGAGCAACCCGACCACCGCCCAGCCCACGCTCTCCCCGAAGCGCGTCGGCGCGTACATCGAAGTCTCGAAGCAGGCGCTGATCCAGTCGGCGATGGCCCTCGAGTCGATGCTCCGCGACGACCTGCTGATGGGTGCCGCGGTCCTGCTCGAGTCGCAGGTCCTCAACGGCGTGGGCTCCAACGGCGAGATGGCGGGCATCCGCAACACCGCCTCCATTGGCACCGTGACCGCCGGCGCCAACGGCGCCACGCTCGCCTGGTCGCACCTGGTGGACCTCGAGTCGGCTTGCGCCAACTCGAACGCGGAACCCGGCCAGCTCGCCGGCTACGTGGTCAACACCAAGACCCGCGGCCGCGCCAAGCAGGTGACGAAGTCGACCTACCTGCCGTGGCTCTGGCAGGACGGATCGACGCCGCTCAACGGGCACCGCGTCGGCGTCACCAACAACCTCCCGTCGAACCTCACGAAGGGCACCTCCACGACGATCTGCAGCGCGGCGATCTTCTCGTCCGACTACAGCATGGGCGTGCTGGGCCTATTCGGTGCGCCGGACATCGTAGTGGACCCGTACAGCAAGGCCGACACGGGTCAAGTCAAAATTACCCTTAACCAGTTTGCCGATTTCTGCGTGCGCCAGCCCGCAGCTTTCGCCAAGCTCGAGGACATCCTCACGACCTGATCGCGAGGCACGCCCGAGCGGCCGTCAGAGCTGCCGGGTTTCCATCCAGCGGGGCGCCATGGGGCGCCCCGTTTTTCTTACGGGGTTACAAAATGCGAACCGATGAACTGCTGGCGCGCGGCATCGTCGCCAGCCGGAAGTGTCGCTACGGCGACATGCGATTCCTGCGCACCGACGTCTACATGGCGCAGTGCCTGGGGTGGTACGGGGAATTCTCGGAAAGCGAGATCGCGCTCTGGCGCCATTTCGTGCGGCCTGGCGACACCGTGGTGTCGGCAGGGGCCAACTGCGGCGCGCACGTGCTCTGGTTCTCGCAGCACGTCGGGCCCGCCGGCCGCGTGATCACGGCCGAGCCGCAGCGGGTGATGTTCGACGTGCTGATGGACAACCTGGAGGCCAACGGGGCCGCGAACGTGGAGGTTCACAACGGGGCCATCGGCGCGCACGCCGGGTTGGCGCAGATGCCCGACATCCAGGTGGACTGGCCGTTCAACTTCGGGTCGATCGGGCTGCGGGATCTTCCGGGGTCGTCTGCGGAGGTCGAGGTCAAGACGATCGACGAGCTGGTGGCCGGGCGCGACGTGCGCCTGATTCACCTGGACGTCGAGGGGCACGAGTCGAAGGCGCTGGTTGGCGCCATGGAGACGATCAAGCGGTGCCGTCCGTACCTGTACGTCGAGATCGACCGGACGGAGGACGCGAAGGGGACTCTCGGAATGATGGCGATGCTGGGCTACGAGGTGCTGCGCCACGACGCGCCGCTCTTCAACCCGGACAACTTCGCCGGCCAGTCCCTGAACGTCATTGGCAACACCGTGTCGATCAACGCGCTGGGGGTGCCGAAATGACCTGGAGCGCGGATGACCCGGTCGGGAACGAGGCGGGCAAGGTCCGCTTCGACATCGTGCCGTACTTCGGGAACTCGAACCTCGACCTGGGGTGCGGCCCGCACAAGGTATGGCAAAACTTCGTCGGGGTCGACAACGGCAAGGAAACCGACCTCTTCGGCATCGCGATGAAGCCCGACCTGGTGGTCGGGACGTGCGAGCGGCTGTCGCTCTTCGCGAGCGGAGTGATCGACTGCGTGTTCTCCAGCCACCTGCTCGAGCACATCGAGGACTACAAGTCTGCGCTGTCGGAGTGGTGGCGCCTGGTGAAGCCTGGCGGGCACCTGGTGCTGTACCTGCCGCACGCGGACCTGTACCCGAACATCGGGCAGCCGGGCGCCAACAAGGACCACAAGCACGACTTCCGCAACGAGGACATCGTCGCGGCCATGCGGGAAGTCGCCACCGGCTGGGACCTGGTGGTAAACGAAAAGCGCGACCAGCTGCGGGAGTACAGCTTCCTGCAGGTGTACCGGAAGCTGCCCGAGGCGCAGGCCGGCGAGCGCCTGGAAAGCTGGACCCTGCCGAAGCCGGGAAAGACGGTCGGCATCGTCCGCCCGGGGGCGTATGGCGATGCGATGTGGGGCGGCGCTTTGGCGCGCGCTTTCAAGCGCCAGGGATACCGCGTGACCGTCTACACCGGTCCCGTGGGGCGCGAGGTGCTGCGGGCCGACCCGCACGTCGACCAGATCATCACCATGCCCAACGGCCTGCTGGACGACAACGAGCTGCTGCTCTACATGCTTTGGGAGAGCCGCAAGTACGCGAAGTGGGTCAACCTGATTGGCGTGGTGGAGGGGCGGATGCTGCCCCACCCGAACGAGATCCAGTATTACTGGCCGCAGCAGATCCGGCACGCGCACTTCAACCGCAACTACCACGAGGCCATGTTCGAGATGGCCGGCCTGGAGCTGGACCTGCACCAGCAGTTCTACCCGGACGTCGAGGAACGCGCCTGGGCGCGGGAGCAACGCGGCAAGCTGTTCGGCGACGGCAAGATGGTGATGCTGGCTCCCAGCGGGTCGGGCGGCCCGAAGACGTGGCCGCACGTCGAGAAGTTCATGCACCTGATGGCCGCGGCAGGCGTCTACACCGTGGTCGTCGGCGAGCCGCGGGTCGAGGTGGACCCGCCGGAGAAATTCAGCTGCCTGCTGGGCAAGGACCTGCCGATCCGCCTCGTGATGGCGCTGGCGCTTGAGGCGGACTGCGTGATCGGCGAGGAGACGGCCGTGCTGAACGCCGTGGCCTCGACCGAGGTGCCGAAAGTGGTGCTGCTGTCGCACAGCTCGGCGGAGAACCTGACCAAGCACTGGACAAACACCGTGTCGATCGAGCCGACTAACATCGGCTGCCACCCGTGCCACCGGCTGCACCACAACTTCGAGTTTTGCACGAAGGACAAGGTGACCGGCTGGTCGGCGTGCCAGGCGGCCATCAGCGCTGAAAAGGTGGCTGCGGTCGTGTTCCGCGCGCTCGGCGGGAAACTGCAGGAGGCGGCGTAGATGCCATTCACCGAGGACTTGAGCGTGTTTTTCCGCACCGAGGACTTCGGCACGGCGGCCGTCTACTCCGGCTCCGGCGCGACGATCAACGGCATCTTCGACACGGAGTACGAGGAGCCCATGGGCCGCGTGCAGGCCTACAAGCCGATCTTCGTCTGCCGCACCTCCGACGTGCCGACCGCCTCGCACGGGCAGACGCTCGTGATCGGCGCCGTGACGTACAAGATCCGCGGCGTCGAGCCTGACGGCACCGGCATCACAATGCTGCGGCTGGAGAAGCAGTAATGGCGAACCACCTGCGCCGCCAGATCCGGGAGGCCGCCGCGACGACCGTCACGGGGCTTTCCACCACGGGGGCCCGCGTCTACCAGATGCGGGCCTACCCGTTGCAAGACGCCGAGCTGCCCGGGCTCCTGGTGTTCACCAAGGACGAAACCGCCGAGCGCATGACGCTGCCCGCCCCGTCCATCATGGAGCGGCGCCTCGAGCTGGTGATCGAGGCGTACGCCAAGGCCAACAGCGACCTCGAGGACACGCTCGACGGCATCGCCAAGGAAGTCGAGATCGCCATGGCGGCCAATCCCGGGCTCACCGGGACCGCAAAGTCGACGACGCTGCGCTCGAGCGAAGTCGAAGTGCAGGACGGCGCCGAGAATCCGATCGGGATGCTGCGCCTGGTGTACGAGGTGCTCTATTTCGCGCGGGAAACCGCTCCGGACGTGGGGATGTAGATGCAGCTCGCCACGGCTAGATTGCAGAAAACCCTGATCCGTCTTCTCCGCGGGATGCTCACCGCCTGGGAGGAGTGGATCAACGAAGTGCAGCCGGGCGCCAAGCGCCCACCCCAGTAAACCCCAACAACCGGGCCCGCCCCGCGCCTCGCCGCTGTCGCGGCCTCGCGCGCCATGCCACCCCGGTCTTTTTTCTTACTGTCGAAAGGAACTAGACCATGGCCATCGCCGACCCGGTCAGCAAGAGCGTCCGCATCAAGAAGGAATCCGCGTGGGGAACCGCGGCCGGCACGTCCGGCGGCCAGGTCCTGCGCCGAGTCTCGTCCGACATCGACCTGCGCAAGCAGACCTACGAGTCGTCGGAAATCCGCACCGACTACCAAGTGGCCGACTTCCGCCACGGGGTCCGCTCCGTCGAGGGGCGCATCTCCGGCGAGCTCTCCCCGCTCACTTACGAGATGATCATGGTCGCGGCCACCCGCAAGGCATGGGCGGCCACCAGCGCCATCACGGGGCTGTCGATCACCATCGCCGCCTCCGGTTCGTACTACACCATCACGCGCGGCGCCGGCGACTTCATGGCCAGCGGCGTCAAGATCGGCGACGTGGTGCGCCTCACCGCGGGCACGTTCACCGCCGGGAACCTCAACAACAACCTGGTTGTTGTGGACATCCCGAGCGCCGCGGTGCTCAAGGTGTCGACGCTCAACGGCTCGAGCCTCACCGCAGAGGGGCCGATCGCCAGCGCCACCGTTTCGGTCACCGGCAAAAAGACGTGGGTGCCGACGAGCTCCCACACCGACGACAGCTTCACCATCGAGCACTGGTTCAGTGACATCACGCAGTCGGAGGTGTTCACCGGGTGCAAGGTGCAATCGCTGGCCGTCTCGCTTCCGCCGAGCGGAATGGCCACCATCGACGCGGCCTTCATGGGCAAGGACATCACCACCGGCACAACGGCCTACTTCACGGGGCCGACCGCGATCACCTCGAGCGGCGTCCTGGCTGCGGTCAACGGCATCCTGCGCTACGGCACGGGGAAGGTGGCCAACATCACCGGCCTCAACTTCACCATCGACGGCGGCATGAGCGCGCAGCCGGTGGTCGGCAGCAACGTGTACCCGGACATCTTCGCCGGCATGGTGCGCGTCAGCGGCCAGTTCAGCGCGTTTTTCGAGGACGCGACCTACCGCGATGCGTTCCTGAACGAGACGGAGGGCTCGCTCACCGCGGTGCTTTCCACCGGCTTCACCGGAACGGCGGACTTCGTGGGCTTCACCTTCCCGCGCGTCAAGCTCGGCGGTGCAAGCAAGAGCGACGGCGGCACGGGCGGCATCGTGCTGACGGTCCCGTTTACCGCGCTCTACAACTCCGCGGGCGGCACCAGCACCTCCAGCGAGCAGACGACTATGGTCATCCAGGACTCGCTCGCGCCGTAACGCCTTTCCAACCGCCGGGCGGCCGCCAAGAGCTGCCCGGCATCACTCCAAGGGGTTTCCATGTCACTCGATCTCGCCAGCCTGGCGCGCGACGACACCGCGCGCATCGAATTCACCCACCCGGTTACGGGTGCGGCCACCGGATGTTTCATCACGCTGCACGGCCCCGGTTCCGAGCCTCACGAGGAAGCGGCGGAGCGCCTGCGCCGCCGCCGCATGGCGCTGATCAAGCGCTACAAGCGCGAGGACGACGTACCCAACGAGGCCACCTACGCCAGCTTCTGCGAGTTCCTCGCCGACGTCACCGAGAAAATCGAGGGCCTGCAGAAAAACGGCCAGCCAGTGGAGTACACCCGCAAGGTCGCCTACGACCTCTTCGTCAACAAGCGGCAGTTAGGGCCGGAGTTGGCCGCCCAGGCCGCCCAGGCGCTCGGGGACATCACAAATTTCTCGCAGGGGTGACCGCGCAGGTCGCCGAGTACGCGCGGCTGCAGTTCCAGCTGGTGACGCGCGACTCCGACGGCACCCCGCGCCGGGCCCACCTCGAGGCGGCAGCGTCCACGGGAAGCCAGGCGGCCAGGGCCGAGCTCGAGGCGGCCGACGCTGCAGATCCCGGGCCCGGCAGGCACCTGTGGGACTGGTTCCTCGAGCTGCACGCCGCCCGCGGCTCGAACGGCTTCGGGCCGAGCGCCGTCGGCTGGCAGGAGCTCGACGCCTGGTCGCGTCTGACCCGGCGGCACCCGGCCGCGTGGGAGATCGCGGCGATCCGCGAGCTGGATCGCGTCTACCTCGAGGAGGCATCGCGTGCTGACGGTGAGCGTGGAAAGCAACGTCCGGGAGCAGCTGGCGCGACTGGAGGCAGGTCGGCGTGAGCTGAAAGAGCGCGGCATCGTTCGCGCGCTCAACCGGACGGTGGACAACGTGCGGGCGGAGGCGGTGCGGCGCGTGCGGGAGACGTACACGCTGAAAGCCGGGACGGTGCGCCAGCAGATGAGCGTCGAGAAGGCCTGGGGCGGAAGGCTCGCCGCCAGCGTGGTCGCCAACGGCCGCCCGATCCCGCTGTACGAGTTCTCCGCGCGCTGGTCGCCGCGCATGGCCGGGGCGACCTTTGCGGTGAAGCGCGGCGCGCGCAAGTCGCTGCCGCACACCTTCATAGCCACCATGCAAAGCGGCCACAAGGGCGTGTTCGAGCGCCAAGGGCGCAAGCGGCTGCCGATCGAAGAGAAGTATTCCGTGGGCGTGCCCGGCATGTTCGGCGCAATGGACATGCAGAGCGTGTTGTCCACCATCGGCATGCAGCGCTTCCAGATCAACCTCGCCCAGCAGATCAAGTTCCTCTTCCCGACATAAGGCCATGGCCGAAAACACCACCAAGCTGACATTCGTCGCAGAGGACCGCACCGCGGCCGCATTCCGCTCGATCGAGTCGAGCATGAAGGGGCTGGAGTCGAGCTTCGGGCGCCTGTCCGGGCTCATGGCCGGATTCGCAGGTGGCGCCATGGTTGCCGCGTTCGGCGCCATGATCCGGGCCAGCGAGGATGCGGCCGTGGCGCAGCGCAAGCTCGACGCCGTCATCCGCGCGACCGGTAACACCTCCGGCTATACCGCCGAGCAGCTGTCAAAGCTCTCCGACCAGCTCGCGCGCACCTCGAGCTTCGACGACGAGGGGTTCCGCGAAGCGACGGCCACGCTGCTGCGCTTCGGGAACATCGGCGGGCAAAACCTCGAGCGGGTGCTGAAGCTCTCCGCGGACTACGCGGCGCTGACCGGCGGCGACCTCGTGTCGGCCGCCGAGAAGATGGGGCGCGCACTCAACAACCCGGCGGAAGGGCTGAAGAAGCTGGAGAAGAATTTCGGCGACCTCGGCCCGGAAATCGAGCGCGCCATCAAGGCCGAGATGGAAATGGGGCACAGCAGCGAGGCGCTCGGGCTTGCCATTGACGCTCTCGAGAAGAAAATCGGCGGGGCCGACCAGGCGACGAACGCCGGCCTGACGGGGTCGCTCAAGCAGCTGCGGAAGGCTTTCGGCGAGCTGATGGAGTCGTTCGGGAGCGTGGCAGACA